CCCGCCAAACCACCAGCCGAGCTAGCGAGCGCACCAGCTCCGAGCCCGTATCCGGTACCCTGCACATCCTGCTTCACCTTGGTGGGCAGGCGGGCACCGAACTCCTCATCGTCATCCACGATGGGCTCGCCGATCTTGACGAGCTCATCGAAGAAGGCCCTTTGCTTGGTGTGGTCCACAGCCCCCCCTAGAAGTGCTTGCCGACGCTGCTCACCATCTGCTTGCGCACAGCCGACGGCTTGCCCTTGCCCTGCTTCATGGCCGCGGCCATCGCCTTGGCCTTGACGCGAGCCTCGGGAGTGGTGAACTCGTCCTCCTTCTCCATCCCCTCTTCCTCACCGTACTGGCTCATCTTCTTGCACGCCGCGGTGATCTGCAGGGCAGCCACCTTGGCCGCGGCCTGCTTGACGTGGGGAGGGGCGCCGACCGTCGCACGCAGAGCACGCTGGGCGATCTCGGCCTTCACCGCCGCCGTCTTCATGGACTGGAGGGCCTTCCGCTCCTTCTTGCTGAGCTTCGAGCCGAGGTAGCCGAGACCTCCACCAACTCCCGCACCGAGGAGCCCGCCGAGGAGCGCACCCTTGCCGCCACCGGCCTGCCCACCCATCATCGCACCGCCGAGACCACCACCGACGGCCCCCAGACCGGTCCTCAGACCGGGGCTCTCCTGCATAGCCTGTTGGGCAGCCATGCGCTTGGCGATGAAGCCCTCCGGCTCCTTGCCGGCGGCCACGTCCTGGATGACCTTGCGTCGCTTACCGGCCATGTGTGCGCCGAGAGCACCCAGACCGGTACCTGCGCCCGCACCGAGGAGACCACCCAGCAAGGCGCCTTTCCCGCCACCGACGGCCCCACCGAGACCAGCGCCCGTGAGACCGCCCAGCGCACCACCGCCGATCATCTGCAACGGCCTGCTCTCCTGTGCGGCCTGAGCCGCCTGGACCTGGCGATCGTACCAGTCAGGGGTTGCTGCGGCCTGCTTGGCGAAGATGCGACCGATGTGATCGGCCCACGCCATGGCCTCCTTGGTCGTCGGTACCTTGCCGGGACCCTGGTGGCTCACGGCCGTGGGCTCGGCCTCTTGCTGGCGCGTCGGCGGCGTGTCGGTCCGGCTCTTGGCCGCGATCTCCTCCACCGTCTTCATCTGCGCGTCCAGCTCGTTCCCGGGGAGCGAGTCCGGCATCGGGGGCTCGACCGGGCCAGCGACGGCCACCTTGGTGAAGTCCACGCTGTCGAGCCCCAGAAGACCCTCGAGCTCCTCCACCGACAAGCTGCCCATGAAGTTGTCCAGCTCGGCAGCGGAGGTCTTCTCCATCTCGTCCTCGTACATCTTGGTCAGAAAGTCGTCCATCTCTCACTCCTTACGCTGCCGGCGGTCCGCCGGGTGGGGGTCCAGGCGGGGGTCCCGCAGGAGGCCCGCCAGGCGGAGGTCCAGGGGGAGGCCCGCCAGGAGGCGGACCAGCTGCTCCCGGAGGAGGCCCACCCGGTGGTGGACCACCAGGGGGAGGCCCGCCAGGAGGCGGAGCACCACCCTCGGGAGGCGGCTCGCCAGGCGGGGGACCGCCAGCCTCCGGGGGAGGCGGTCCAGGAGGTCCAGGCGGAGGAGCGCCTGGCATCGGACCCTCCGGCGCCATCGGTGGCGCCATCGCCTGGGTGGGATCTTGCGCGATCAGGTCCATCAGGGCCTGCCGATAGTTGGTGATGGCCTGGCGCATCCCGATGTTCTGCTGCTGCGCCGCCAGAGACTGCTCACGGGCGGCCATGGCGTCCTGGGAAGCCATCTCCGCCTGCTGCTGCGCCATCTGGGACTGCTGCTGCGTGGCCTCGTCCTGCATGGCCCGCTGCTCGTCCTGCTGCTGCTGGAGCTGCATCTGCTGCTGGAGCTGATCCTCCAGCATCTTGTTGGTCTCCTGGGCCTGTCCGGCCACCGCCGCAGCCTCGTCCGCCTTCTGCTTGAAGAACTCGGCCTCGTTGATCGCCTGCTGCGCCTTGAGGAAGTCCTCCATCGGGTTGCCAGTGGGGCCCTGCGGCGGCTCCTCGGCGACCGGGGGCTCCACCCCAGCCTCCACCGGGATGGGCGGGACCTCGTCCTGGGCCTGCTTCCGCATGGGGCACGAGCTGCGCAGCTTCTCCCGTAGAGCTTCGCGGGCAGCTCGTGCTTTCGGGCCGCGGCCCTCGATGACGTCCTTGGCCCGGGGCTGATCTGGCTGCTGCAGACCGGCCTTCTTCTCCTTCATCTTCTTCCGGATCTTGTGGATGGCCGCACCGCCCAGGGCGCCCACACCCAGGCCGACCAGGGCAGCCTGTAGCGCCTTGGTCTTGGTGGGACCAAGGTTCTTGCGGGCCGTGACCATGTACTCCTTCAGCGCCATGGTGGGCTTCTTGAACCCGCCCTTCGGCGGCGGGAGCGCGGCCTTCAGGGCATCCTGGGTCTTCTTGTCCCGGGCCGTATCCTGCAGGCCCTTGGCAGCCGCACGGATGCGTCTCTCGTGGACGGCAGCTCCGATCCCGGCTCCTGCGCCGGCGCCGATGGCGGCACCACCCGCCAGATGCCGCGTCCTGCTGCGCTGCTCCTCCTTGGATGCACCCTCCTTGCCCATCTCCTCGAAGTCCGACTGCTTCTCCATCGCTGCCGGCTTGGCCTTGTAGGCCTTGCGGATCCGGGCACGGTCGGCCTCCTCACCGGCGGCCTTGCCTCCGGTGTAGCCCAGGAGAGCGCCGATGCCGGCACCGGCTGCCCGGTGCTTCTTGGACAGCAGAGCGCCGATAGCAGCACCGGCACCGGTGCCCACCGCCTTGCCGACGCGCTCCCCACGCTTGCGGCGGATCATGGAAGAGCGAGCGAGATCTCCACGCACGCCACCGCGGATGGCAGAGAGGATGCCCTGCTTCTTCGCCTTGGCCAGCTCCTCCCCGGAGATCGAGATGGGTTCGGACTTGGCCTGGCCCAACTTCTCGCTACCGACCAGGTGGCCGAGAACCGCACCAGCTGGGGCTGCTCCCAACGCAGCGAGGCCTGGGGAGGCCGCACTGATCGGAGACGCTCCGGCTGCCAGACCGGCCAATCCACCCGCACCAGCGCCCAGCAGCCCCTTCTTCAGGCGCTCCCCCTCGGGGGCCGCCGTAGCACCAGCGACGCCACCGCCCAGGGCACCTGCGGCTCCCGGGATCAACAACCGGTGGGCTAGCGGCGACTCCGTGATGGTGATCAGCTTCTTCGCCCGATCGACGGAGATCTTGGCCGTCTTCTCGAACTCGGCGGCCTTCCTCAGCACGTCCAGCTCGTCGAGCTCCTCCTGGAGCACGCCGCCGGACGCGATCTTCAGCATGACGAGGTGTTCGGCAGCCTTGTGCCAGGGGATCTCCCGATCCTCGCCCTCCGTCAGGATTTCGTAGAGCCTGTCGTCACTCATCGGGAGACTCCTTACTGATGAACCACGGTGTACTTGTTACCGCCCTCATCCGTGGTGATCGCGATGACATCTGCAGCGGGTACCTCGTTGGCCCCCACCGTGGCGTCGGCCGCCGTGGGCAAGCCGAAGATGGAGTTCGCCGTCCCGTCCTTGTCCACGATGTCGTTGGGCTGGTGGAAGGTCAGCTTGTACTTCGGTGGAGTGGTGGGCCGGTACGACCGGAACGCTGCGATCCCCACCATGTCGGCGTTCACCGCCTCCATCTGCGCGATCACCTCAGTCGGCGACAGACCTGACCCGTCGGGGTCGGAGAACGTCACCGTCCTGAGCGTTCCGTTCGGGTTGACCTGAAGCGTCAGGCCGTGGAGGCCGGGGATCACGGTCGGCAGGGCCTTCCCCTGAACTACGTCGTTCAGGTAGTCGACCATCTCTTCGGCCGTGTCGAACTGCTTGACGATGTATGGCATCTCAGCCTCCTAGTAGATCCCGTACCAGCCGTTTATGAAGAATAGCTCTGAGTGGGACCCGCTGAACACCCCGAACATCTGGGAGATGTTGAGCGAGACCTTCCTCTGCATCTTCTCCTGCTCGTACTTGTTCTGGAAGTCCCTGATCCACTGCATCAACATCGGCGTCTTGTCCGACACACCAACGCTGATCCCCCCGTCCGAGAACTGGAGGTGGTTCCGGGTCTGCAAGATCCCCACCGACTGGAGTAGGGCCACTGTCGTGCCACGCAAAGCGAACGACTGGTAGTGCATATCGAAGAGCTGCTCAAGGGTGTAGTACCCCAACGGCGGGGGAGACCCGGCGAAATCGCTCAGGAAATCCTTGATCGCCCACGCTATCATCCGATCGGATGACTCCTCACCCTTCACCAGCCGGTTGAGCTGGGGATGATCGCGCATGAAGAGACGCACCGTCTGGATGAACGAGTTGAACGTCTCGCTCACTCCAGGGATGCCCTCTAGTCCTTGCAGCTCAGCCATCCTACCCCCACGGAGTCATGAGTGCTTTCGCAACACCCTTTGCGCCGCCGCCCTCACGCGCCACCTCGCTGCGCGCCGTCTGACCCACGTTCCGGAACCCCTGGGCCAGCCGCTTGCGCAGTGGCCCGGCACCCGGAGTGATGTTGGTCAGCAGCATCTTGCGGACGATGCCGCCACCGATCTTCTCCAGCTCGTCGTGCATGGCAGCCAGTTGGACCGGGTTCATGGCTCCACCTTGCCCTCGGCATCGGCCACGATCTCCTCGGCCATGTCCCGGGTGATCTCGAGCAGGCGATCCAGATCTCGGGCGCCCATCTCCACCACGTCGGCGAAGGTGACCACCCCGACCACCTCCAGCTTCTTGGCGCGGCCCTTGCCGATGTGCACCAGCTCGGTCAGGTCATCAACCCTGGGCATCTCCGGCATGCCAGGATCTTCCGGGGCCGGTGGGGCCTTCTTCGCCTTCTCCGGCTCGGGGAACCAGCTGACACCCTCGATGTTCAGGACACCCAGCTCGCAGAGCCGCTTGGCCTGTGCGCTGTACCCGACATCGTCAGGCAGCTGATCATGGATGCGGCCCTGGGGGTCCAACACCCGGTTGTCGGGCAGCACCCTCCAGCGGAGCAGAGGGACGCCCTTCTTCGTCAGGTTCCATACCTTTGGCATCGTCTACTCCTTGGCGGCGTCGATGACCTCCTGCGCCATCTCCTCGGTGACACCCAGGACCTCCATCAGGCCCTCGACCCCCAGCCCCACCACGGCGGCGAAGCTGTCGATCCCGGCGGCCTCCAGCTTGCGAGCGCGGCCGGCACCGATGCCTGGAAGGGAGGTGAGATCATCGACCTCTTCCTCCTCGCTGGCCGAGGTGATGACCTCCTCCTCGACCTCCTTCACGACCTCCATCTTCACGTCCTTCGAGGGCGTGGGGACGGCCGTCCCGCCGAAGCAGCTCGGCATCTCCCCCTGCGCGAGCACCTTCACCGCTCCGTTCGGCTTGGTGAGGATGAACTCGCCCGTGTGGGCGGTCGTGACCTTGATCCCGTCCGGGGTGTAGATCGCCACCATGCCGGCGAGGCACATGTCGAGCAGGTTCTTCTTCTCCTGCGTGAACAGCGACTCGTTCAAGGCGACCTTCTTGCTGCGCAGCACACGCTGGCCGGCGACGAAGACCTTGAACCTGTGGCGGGTGGCAGACTTGGCCCGGTGAAGACGGGTGCCCTCACGGCGGACCGTGTTCTCGACGTAGTAGACCTTCGTGTCCATCGAAACCTCCTAGAAAAAAGGCGCCGACGCCCACACGAGCGCCGGCGCCTTGGTCACCCGACTAGGTAGTACCCTGTGGGTCAGGTGAGACCTCCTAGTAGGTCTCGACCCCCGGGTACACCAGACCGGAGTCCACGCGGTTGTTCTCGGCGCCGAGATCCTCCTCGTCCACGGGGATGACCGAGGAGAGGATGCCGTCGGCGTCGTTCGAGGTCGCGTCCCCCGAGTACAGCTCCAGCTTCCGCACCGACGCGATGTTGATGACCGACATGGCGATGTCCTCCCAGGACTGCCACGTGATCAGGTTCGCGATCTTGTCGATGTAGAACTTGGTGTTGTTCAGGATGTAGAAGCGACCGAAGAAGTCGGGCTTGGTGAAGCAGTACACGTTGCCCGGCCGCAGGATGTCGGTCTTGATGGTACGGACGTACTGCCTGCCCAGGAGCAGGTTGTACTTGTACCCGTCGGTGGTGGTCTCGGACTGCAGCTTGTCGCCGAAGTCCTCCACCGTCCACTGGAGGATGTCGTCCCAGTCGACCTCCGTGATGAGGATGAGCTCCGCCCGCAGGCGGTTCCCGTCCAGCATCTTGAAGAGGTTGACCAGGTCGGGCCGCTGGATCGGCAGGACGGTGGCGTCGTCCGCCGCGGCGGCGCGGGCCAGGGCGCCCTTGCGGACCGAGAACTCGACCACGGTGCCGGCGATGATGGCGCTGGCGTTCAGCGTGGTGACAGCGCCACCGTTCGCCTCGGCCTGGAGCGCCTGCACGGCGGCCTCGATGTGGATCGTGAACTCGCGGTCCTCGATCTCCTGGATGTCCTTCACCGAGTTGTCCTCGATGATCTTGGTCACCGGCATCTCGTAGGCGAGGAGCTCCTGCTCGGTCTTCTCGAACTTCTCCGAGGAGATCGTGTAGAAGGGGACCTCGGCCCGCGGGGCGCGGATGAACCGGGCGGTCGGCTGACCGCGGAAGGTGATGGCCATGGCGCGGCTCTTGGGCTCGACGTCCACGATCTTCACCAGGGTGTCGTGGTTGACGGAACGCTGGCAGTCCGCCCGGGTGACCATCTGGGGCGGGATGACCTTACGGCTGTAGGCCACCTCACGCAGACGGTCCCGGATGTAGGTGCCGGCGTACTCCGCGATCTTCTCCTTCCCCTCGGCCGTTCCGACCTTGTGGGTGAAGAGATCGTTCAGAACTCTTGCTGGTACGCTCATCTTGTTATCTCCTTCCCAGCTTGGTCCTGGGTCTCTCCGGACAGGCCGGAACTACACCAGGGTCTGGATGAAACGAAGCCGCCCGCCGTTGTTGGCCGGGAGCCGGGTCACGAACCCCACCACCTCGCCGGTGGTGAAGATCTTGAGCCCGGACTTGGTCAGCGTGTCGACCGAGACCGAGTCGCTGATCTCCAGCTTCTGCCCCACCGCGGTGATGCCTGCGGTTGTGAACACGCGGGTGTCCGCCTCGTAGGTCCCGCCGAACAGGACCGTGGCCTTGCCGATGGCCTGGACGTCCATCCGGCCCCGCTCCACGAAGAGCGCGAGGCCGAAGCCCAGGGACGTGGCGCGCACCAGCTTGTAGCTGGTGTCGATCGCCATGAACTCGCCGTCCATCAGCGGGTTGGCGTTGTTTGGGTTCACGAGATCTCGGTCTGCCACGGGGAAGTCCCGCCGGAGCAGAGACTGGACCTCGGTCACCAGCTCGAAGTTGACGTTCATCGGATTCCTCCTTCAGTTCTTCGTCCGCTGCAACTCGGAGCGGCCCCTCTACTCGGAGAGGTCACCCAGGAGATAGGCGGTCAGCTGGTCGGCCCCGTTTCCGGAGACGTCCTCCGCCAGCTTCGCGATCTCGCCGTTGGGCGCGGTCATCTCGATAGCCTCTTCGATGACATCGAGCGACTTGCCCGCCTCCGCGGCCTTCTCGATACGCTCCACCTTGTCCTCGAAGGGGGTATCGGTGTCGATCCCCTTCTTCTCCATGGTGCGAGCGATCTTCTCGATCCGGTCGCGGTGGTTCCGCTCTCCCAACTGCTCGGAGAGCTCGGCGTTCTTCTCGAGAAGCTCATCCCGCTCGGCGACGAGTGCCCGGAGTACACCAGGCACCGCCGAGTAGACCTGAGCTGCCTTCGCTGCGCTGATCTTCTCTTGGCTCATGGTGTCCTCCTAGTACCCGCCCGAGAGCGGCATGTTGAAGCCCGAGGTCTTCTCCTCCTCGTCCTTGGACTCGGAGGTGTCCCCGTTCTTCTTCTCCTCGGCCTTGGCCTTCATGACCTCCTGCAGCTTGGAGGCCTTCTCCTTCTGCTCGGGAGTCGCGTTGGGCGCGGCCCCCTCCTCCGCGATCTTGCGGAGCCAGGCCCTCGCCGCCGCCCGCTTCTCGACCGACGACAGCTTCACGCCGGCCTGAGAGGTTGCGTCGAGGACGTTGTGAAGAACCGGATCCGTGCTCTTCTTCTGAGCTGGTTCGTCGAGAACCTCACCCATCCGTGCCTTGGGTACGGCCTTCGCCTGCTGCTTGGTGTAGTTGGTGGCCGCCTCGTTGGAGGCCACCATCGTCTCCTGCTTGCTCACCTCGCCCGGCTGAGAGGGGACATCCTTCTCGGCCTCGGAGGCGTTGGGGTTCTCCAGGGGCTCACGGCCCGCGGAGTTGGTCGCCGGGTTCAGAGCGTTCTCGGCGCGCTTCATGATGCCGAGGACACGCTGGACCTGCGCCTGCTTCTGGACGTCCTTGTTCGTCCAGTCCTCCGATCCGCCCGGAGGATCCTGGATGGTGGTCTCCAGGGCGGTGGCGGGGTTGGTCTGCCCCGGGGACTTGGGATCGGAGCCCGGGTTCTTCGGCGCCTGCTGCTGATCGGTCGCCTGCCCGGTCTCCGTGTTCTGCATCCCGGGGGTAGGGGAGTCCACCGTGTTGGGCATGGCGGTGGAGCCGATGCCCGAGCCGACGGTGGTGGTGGGTGGCTTGTGCGACAGAGGCGGCTCCGGCTTGCCGACAGCCTCCTTCTCGAGGAAGTTGACGTTGAGGTACTCGACCGCGGACGCCAGCTTCTCGACGTACACGGAAGAGACCTTCTCCTGATCGACCCCCTCCTCGTTGCGCTCCGGAGCTGTGCTCTCGTTGCCGTTGGAGGCCTGTGCCGGAGGAGCCTTCTTTTCCTTCTTCTTCGCCTCTTCCGACTTGGTCTCCTCCTCTGCCTGAGCGAGCTTCTCCCGCATGTCGGCTTCGGCGGCTACCTGCCGGACCATATCCTGAAGCGTGAAGTCCATTCTGGTCCTCCTTGTTAACGCACCCCAAACACTACGTTGGGTGGCGGTTGATGTCGAGCATCCGCCGCCTGCGCAGGGTTGGTGGCGGGGGGCGTCTCCACGTTAGGTTGCGAGTAGTTTTGCCGCTTGCCGAACTGGGGAGCCGGCCGGATCACCTTGGGGCCCATGTCGCCGGGGGCTGTCGGCGCCTTCGGAGCTTGACGACCGGGGAGCTTGGACCTCGGGGCCTGCGTGGTCTTCGAGGTCCACACGCTCTCCGAAGATCGAGACTGCGCCCCGATCTTCTCAAGCTCTTCGAAAAACGCCGTCATGTTGATCCCAAGCAACTCATTCCTCAAGGTAGCGGCTGGCTACTCCTACTCGTTCCACTCCACCGGGTACCCGGCCTCGTGGAGCATCTCCAGCGCCCGGATCTCCACCGCCTCGTCGTAGGAGACCTTCTCCTGCCCCGGCACCTCGTAGCCGGCCTCGTGGAGCATCTCCAGCGCCCGCTGCTCGGCGACGGTGTCGAAGGCCGACCCCTTCTTCTCCTTGCCCTTGCCTGCCTTGGCGCCCGCGTAGCCACCGACTCCGGCGGCGGCGCCGATGCCCACGCCCTTGCCCACGCCCTTGGCGATGTTGCGCGCCTTCTCGACGGCCTTGCGCTCCTTGGCGAGCATGGCGGTGGCCCCGCGGGTGGGGCTCATGCCCTCCAGACGCTTCGCCTCGCTCCCGGTCAGGAGCTGCCCGACCCTCTTGACCTTGCCGACCTGGCGCCGGAGGAAGCGCCCGGTGGCGCTCGTGGCGCCGGGGATCTTGGCGGCTTCCTTCTCGATGTTGTTGAGCTCCTGGACCATGGAGTGGGCCATGACGCGCCCCAGGAAGTCCGCCTCGGCGAACTTCTCCTGGCCCTCGTCGGTCTCCTCGGCCTCGGCGGTGTGCTCGATGCCGCCCTGGAGCTCGTTGATCATGCCGGCGATCTCTTCGTCGGAGAACTGGTTCAGATCCAGACCTTCCTCCTCGGCCAGCTTCACCAGAAGCTCCGCGGCGGCGGTCTTCTCCAGATCGTCCTCCTCGTACTCGACCTGACCGGTCCCGTAGATTGCAGCGAGCTGCTCGTCCATGATGTCTCTCCTTCTTCGGTTTAGTTCGGTTTCCTCTCAGCCAGGTGATCGCATCCTTGAGGTATCAAAGCCCCTAACGTCCACCGAAGCTAAAGCAGTTGGCCAACCCCTTGTTTCAGTCCTTCTTTCAGGGATGCCCCACCACCTTTGACTGCGTCCACGACACCGCGGACGAGCCGCCTGGGAATCTGAGATCCTTGTTGATGAAGAGCGCCCATCCCAGCCATCACCATGAGCGTTTTGGGATTCTCGGCCGCCAGGTTCATCAACGCCCCTGTTGGTCCTCGTGCTCCCATCATCGCTCGTCTCTGTTGGTGCGCCGCCCAACGACTCAGCGCGAAGGCTCCGCCTACTGCGCCTAGGACCACAGCTGGGTTGACCCCAGCAGCGGTCTTTTCAAAGCCGTCTGCAAGTCCTGATCTGTGGACTGTTTCCCACAGATCAGGATCCGCATCCACAATGGCTCCTGCATCTACTAGACAATCTCCGATCCGATCTAGGTAGCCATTATAAGCTGCCGAGATCTTCTGTAGGAAGGGGGTTTCTTCAGCTTCTTTCCCCTCCCCGTCATCAGCCTTTGGCGCCCCACAGATCGTGATGCGGACCACCCTACGTCTTGCGATGGGCTCCAGCATGCTACGATCTTCCATCATCGGCAAGAGGAGACGCTTCAGCATGGAACTGAAGTGCCCCGATCCCAGGGGGATCGAGGTGTCAGACTCGTCTGTGGGAGGGATCACCTCCCCGTCTCGATCGAGCTGGTCTGCCAGTGGTTTCTTGCCGAGCCGGATGATGGTGATCCTCTGGAACTCGCGGGGCTTGAGGATCATCCCCATCGTCGTGGGCGTGGAGAGTGCCTCGCTGAGGTCACCCTTGCCCAGTTGATCGAGGACTTCATCCGGCAAATCTGGTCTGTTGTCTTCCAGGGGCACGGCTTTGCTGCCAAACTGAGACGGCTTGACATCCTTTATAATCTCCGCGCCCTTGCGCTGGGAAGCCTTTTTCTCCCGGAGCCGATCGCGCACGATGTCGATGGCCGACCGCTTCTCCTTCCCCTGGGACTTGCTATGGATGCTGGCAATCCTCTTGCCGGTGAGCAGCTCGCTCCAAACCTCTCGGACTTTCTTCCGGCCGGGGTGGCTGGTACTCCACACACTGGGGATTGCCGCTACCTTCTCGAACGACTTCTCTGTGCTCGGCTGCTCGTAGCCCATCTCTTCCGCTACCAACCAGGAGGGGATCGTGACATATTTTCGACCCCCAGTATGCGCCATAGCCAACTTTGCCATGACCTTTGCGGTCTTGTCAGCACCGATGAAAACAAAAGAGATGTCGAAGAACCTGGGGTAGTCGTTGATCGCGTAGACCTTCGTGCCGTCCGCCAAGATCTTGTTGAGCATGCCCTTGAGGTGCTCGCAGTAGTCGTTCCGGGTGACGGACAGACCCCTGATGGGATTCTTCCGGTGGAACAACAGCACTGCCTGACCAACAGAGCGGTGCCTGGCCGGGTCGAAAGTGGCCTGGGCCTGTCGGTACTTCTTCCAGTCCAGGCACTTGGAGCAGAGGTCGTAGGGGACCTTGCAGCCCATGCTCACGTCGGGGAACAGGCCGTGGTCCAGCTTGTCGCACACGTCGGTGGCCCCGAACATCTCTGCCCGCTTGCGGTCGATCATGACCACCAGCTCGACGCGCTTCATGGCGTCGTTCCAGGCAGCCAGCTCGACCTTGCCGAAGGCCTTGCTTGGGTCCTTGTTGACGTGGTGCTTGTATGGGAAGGCTCCGTAGAAGGTCTCGTATCCGTAGACCGGGCCCTTGTGGATCAAAGAGGCTTCCGGGAAGTAGTCCCCGTTGATGTTCGAGCCCCAGAACTCACCAGCTCCCAGGGCGTTGACGAGGACGTAGATCCTTTGGGAATCGGGCTTCAGCTTGTCGAGGTATGCCTGGACCTGCGGGAGCATGGGCGCTGCTGTCTTGGCCATCCCCCGATAGGGATGGCCGTCTCCGCTGCGGACCCCTCCGAAGAAGGCCGCGGCCTTCTCCATCTCACCTGGCTGGAAGATCTCCACCAGGCGTTCGCCCTGCTCACGTCGGGCTTTGAACTGGCATACCTTGACGATCATAGCTCGAAGGGGTTCTCACTGTCCGGTCGGAAGGTATCGACCTTGGTCGGCCGGAATGCCTCGGAGATGGGACCCCTGCCAGCCTTGCCCTGGGTGATGTTCCTCTGGGTCTCGGCCAGCAGCTTGGCGGACTGGAGAGGGACGGCCGGACCAGACTCAGGTGACATCTCCAGCGTGTTCCGGATGTACGACCCAGCGATGAGTGGGTCTGCCGCCAGGGAGGGTGCGGTCTTGCGCAGGGAGTTGTAGACCATCTGCACCGAGCCGGCGTCGTGCTGGCGCAGCATGGGGTTGGCCTTCAACATGTTGGAGTAGTCCCGCACCCTGGTGAACCGCTCCTTGACCATGCCGATGCCCTTGCTGGCAGCGACACCCATCGCGGCGACACCAGCGGACGCGATGGCTCCAGGCAGAGCCTCCTTGACGGCTCTGCCCATGGCGTCGAGCCAGCCCGCCTCCTTCAGGAACTCGTCGACTGGATTGCTCATCAGTACCCTCGCTGCGCCTTCTTCATCGCCCGGCGCTGTTTCCAGATGTGATACTTCATCCGGGCCCGCTGGACAGGCTCGGACTCCCAGCCCTTCTTCGCCCCGTAGGCCACCGCCAGATGAGGGGCGACCCTGGCGGCCAGGGCCAGGTTCTTGTGCCCACGGCTGGCCATGAACTCGGCGGCCCCTTTGCCGGCCCGATCGATGGACCGCACGATGTCCCCGGCTGTGCCCAGGACACCGCCGTGCTTCTCCAGATCCTGTCGGAGTAGATAGAACGCAGCGGCGAGATCGATCATCGGACCCCCAGCTTCCCGTTGACCTCGTTGAGCTGCTCGTCAACGATGCGGATGGAGTGCTCCAGCTTCCGGTGTTCGTGGGCGACCTTGGTGAAGATCAGGAAGCGATCGATGACCGGGTGCGCAGGGTTTGGGACCACGCCGGCGCTCGCGGTCTTGGACAGGGACTCGTCCATCTGCTCCTTGTCCATGATCCTCCGCTGCCGGAGGTGATCTCGGAGCAGCTGGGTAGCCTCCTTCACCATCCTGGTGTCGCCGAAGCTCGACCAGGCACGCACGACATCCCCCAGGGTCGAGCCGTCCATCACCTGCTGGGCCCCGGCCTCGCAGAGGTCGTTCTTGATGTCGTTGAGGAAGATCTCGGAGGAGGAGAGCTTGCTCATGTAGTGCTCGTGCACGCCTTCCAGCCGCGACCGTAGATCTGCCAGCTCCTCTCCGGGCTGATGCCTGGCATGATGCGGAACCGCTTCTGCGGTCTTCTCCATCCCGGCGCCGAACGCCTCGGCCAGGATCGAATCGCTGGCACCGGCCGTCTTGTAGTGGCCGCTGGGAGGGAGGTAGGCCGCAGTCTTGACCTGGTGGACGGCGGGTGAGGACCCGTCGTTCAGATCTTGCAGCACCTTCGCCGGGCTCGCCGGACCCCCCACGAACGTGACGTTCCGAACCTCCCCCGCCTTCTCGAACTCGCTCAGGTAGGCGTTGGTGTTCGCGAACTCGCACACCCTCTTCACCTGCTCCGGTGCGAGGCGTGCCTCCTTCACGGTCTCCACGACCGCCTCGCTGAGTTGAGTACCCTGGGAGGAGTAGAGGGCTGCAGCTCTCTTGCCCATGGCCTCGAGCTGCTCGGGATCGACGTTCTTCGCGGCCTTCTGCTGGGCAAGACCGAGCGGGATTGCACCTGGCTGATCGCTCATGCTGTCACCTTTCGCTCAATCATAGAGGCGCGCTTCCTGCAGTGTCAACAATCGTCACTACTTGAGCACCAGCCTCCGGTCCACTACTATTGGTACCACGACCTGATCTAGGGTGGGAAGTGGCTGAAGAAGATCTCAGACTGTTGGAAGCCAGACTCTCGTCTCTTGAGGGGCAAGTCCGGTTCTTGCTGAGGATCAACGGCCTTGACTTGTCCGCCCTCCGATCGGCTCCCGATGAGAAGCTCCTGAAATACTACCAGGATGCCGTCCAGCTGCTAGGGCTAAAATCAAAACAGTACCCGCCGGAGATTGTGGAGCAGTGGGCTGACCTCTTCGCCCAGCTCTCCGAATACGAGTGCGCCCGCCTGCAGCTCATCGTGGACTACGAACACACGTGGGAACCGTTCTACCACCTCTGCGTCAGGATGATGACCGGCCTCCGACAGCACCGGGACATGCCCACAGACGTGGGCATGCAACATCTCTACGCCTTCCTCGAGCGTTCGAGGAAGAACCTACGTGACGTAGCCATCATGATGATCAAGAAGTACCCGGACACCGTGCCACCCAAGGCAAAAACCCTCCTGAATGGCGATGATCTGTCTGCCTACCTCTAAAACTGCAAATCGCTGATATTCCTAGAGATAAGGCTAGTGAGGCGGAAGAAGTAATTCTTTCCCCTCGCACGATCTGATCAACAACGCCCAAAAAGGAGGTTTCCATGGGCAAGGCAGCGACCGCCGAGAAGGCGGAGGAGAAGGTCGAGACCACGGTCGACGAGGCGAAGATCGCCGAGGATGTCGGGAAAAAGATGGCCGAGATCTTCGACCTGTCGAAGATCAAGGAGGCCATGGCGGAAATGCTGAAGGACCTGGGATACGGGACGCAGGAGATCACCGAGGAGCTGATCTTCAAGTCCTTCCAGGCCATGCCCGCGGAGAAGAAGGATGACCTCCTCCGCCGGCACGGTCTCGTCCCCACGCCGGGGTTCTTCTCCAGCATCACCGGCTGGCACAACATCGAGCATCTCCGCTCGAAAGGCTGGGAAAATAAGGTCCAGGGCGCCATGGGCCTGCTGTACCAGGCCGCCGCGGTCGGCCTCTCTATCTACCTGGGAGTGGACTGGTATCGGAGCCGCGCCGCCTAGGGAAACCGGGGACCGCGCCGTTCCTCCAGAGACTCCATAGCGAAAGGAGGTTCTACAGAAATGTCTAGTCGGAAGCGTCCCTCCTGGCCTCGGGGGTGACGTGGATTCATAAGGGGCGCGGGGGATAGCCACCTCGTTCCGGTGAGGAGTCAAGCCGGTGAAGGGTCGCGCCAAACGGTGAAGAGGAGCGCACGTGACTCCTCTTCTTTACCCGTGAGACGGTGGCACTCCGGTGTCCTTCATCGGGGTCAGGATGTCGGGCCTTGGCCGCATGATCATGGAGGCCAGCAGGCAGTAGAGGATCGAATGGAAGGCGTCGTCCGTCTTGCCCGGCGCCTTCTTGTACTCCACCATCCTCAACCGCTCGTTGTACTCGGCGAAGATGTTGAGGATGTCAGTGCCGTGCGGCTCCCGGAAGTCCTCCCAGTTCGGCAGGTCTATCAGCTTCCGCTTCATGGCGTTGAAGACATCGCTCATCACCTCGGAGCGGTGGACCATGTGGCGGAGGAGATCCGGTTCCCAGTACACCTTCTTCTTTTGCCTGGGGTTGTACTGGTACTTCATGATCTTGTCGGGTCCGAACCGCCTGAGTAGCGTGTCGTTCGGGTGGAACCCACCACCGTAGTCCACCCCACAGATCTGGACCCGCAGCTGGGCAATCATCTGGGTGATGAGGTCCAGCTGCCGCTCGGGCTCCAGGTCTGGACCAGTGAAGCGGTGGATCCAGAAGATGGAGAAGTTGCCGGTGCCGAAGTAGCCCCCGAAGGAGATGACCGTGTAGGTGTTCTCGCCCGTACCCCAGTCGATGCCGGCGAAGACCTGACGTCCGGAGGCCAGGCGCTTGAAGTGCTCGATGTCTCCCAGCCTGATGCTTGGCTTGCAGCATGCCTTGAGCTGACCCTTGGTGATGGGACGCACGCCAGAATCATAGGAGAGCCCCAACTTCTCGTTCATGAACTGGGCACGTGGGTACTGCTCCTGGGCGGCCAAGATCTCGTCCCAGTCCACCCACTGCACCATGATCTGCGGGATGCGGTAGCTCTCGAAGGTGACCTTGTCCTTGTTGTCCTCAGTGATCGGATTCATCGACGCCCACTGAGCCATGGGGTGGGTAGCGTCGACGGGCTCCCCACACTTGTCGCAGATCAAACCCTTCTCACCGATGTTCTTCTCGCCCAGGATGTTCCAGTGCCAGGAGCTGGGATCCTTGGGGGTGCCGTGCCTCTCACAGGGGACGATCCACTCGTTCTGGGTGGAGAACTCCGACCAGTAGTGCTCTAGCGTGTTGTCCATCGACTTCGGCGTGCCGGAGTAGACGAACAGCTTGTACTTGGAGTGGAAGGCGCACTGCTCGATGATCGGGATGTTGTCGATGAGGATGTCCTGGATCTCATCGATGCAGATCAAGTCCGCCGGGATACCACGGACACGGTCGGCCGTGAGGTAGGCGTAGCGGAGACGGATCTGCGAGAAGTTGATGAACTTCTTGAAGAAGACAGCCTGTGAGATCTTGGTCGTGGTGTACGCCTTCATCAACGGCGACGCTTCCACCACGTCCTTGATGCGGTCTGTCGAGAAGACCTTGGCCTGCTCGGCCGAGGGGGCGACGAACAGGGAGCGGAAGTTGTTGGTCAGCGCCGAGTAGCAGAGCAGCCTGTTGCCGAGGGTCGTGGACTTCTCCACCTGGCGGCCGCACTTGAGCAGGACCTTGTCCGCAGTGGTGTCATAGATGCGGCGGAGGTACTCGCGGCCCTCGAAGCTGAAGTCTGAGACCTGGCCTGCCTCCGGCACACGGATCGCAGTCTCGGCGAACGATGAGGGGGACACGTCGTAGATGAACGTGTCGGCCTCGACATCCAGCAGGTCGTCCGGAGTGGGGTCCGGCGGCTCCAGATCGATCCCGAAGTCCTGTGGATTGCCCTCGTCGTCGTAGTCGAACCAGGGCTCCTTGACCTCCCCATCCAGGGAGTAGAGCAGAGGGATCACCTTAGCCGATCTGAGGACCTCCGCTTCTGCCAAATTGATCGTCGCCATGATCTCAGTCTACCGCAAGAGTCTCGGGAGCACAGGTATAAGAGTAATAGTTAGGACTGCGATGTACCCTTTCATCGGGTGGTCCTATCGCCAGCAATCCCCCCGGAGCAACGACTGTTTGGCCCCGACCGGCACATCAAACTACCCCTTGTTGAGAGCTGCGAGTCCGTGGGCAATAGCCTGGAGTTCGTGCGGTACGCTGGCACCAACTCAACTTGGAGTAGTTTGGTAAGTGGCCGGCAACGCCGGCCCCTTCTTAGCCCCCAACCTTGAGGGCGACCGCTGCGAACGGGGCCTCGAGCTGGGACGTGCCCATCGACACCGGGCCATCCGGCTCGGGCATGATGACGGACCAGGCGTCCGGCTCGGGGTAGAAGGTGATCTTCTTCGGGCGGTGCTTGAAGTGCTCGGTGAAGACCTCGTCCAAGACCTGGGACATCTCCGGCCACCAGGGGTGGGCGTCCAGGTCGACGTTGGCTCCGGTGGCCACGGCCTGCTGCAGCCTGGACACCTCCGCCGGCGGCTCCTCGTCACGGATCCGATCCATCTCGGCGTGGGCCTCGTCGTAGATCTTCTTCCGGTCCCGCTTGTAGAAGTGGTAGATCAACAGGCCGTCCTTGGTGGTGTAGGCGCCGACCACCTCACCCTTCTCCACCGGGTGCAGCTCGGGCACGGCGTTCACCACCTGCTCGGCGATGTTCTCCTGCGGCATCTTGGGGTACCGCTTCTCCCACTCCTCTTCGTCCATCCAGAAAGGCTTCTGCTCTGTCTCAGCCATCTTCCATATCCTCCACTTCGTAGTCGGCGAACACCCCAGTGCGGTCGGTCCCCTCCCCAGAGTGGCTGTAGTTGGGGCCTGCTACCTCCTCGATGGAAGGGATCGGTACATCGTCTTTGCGCAGGCGGAACTTCTCGAACGCCTGCAGCACATCCTTCAGCGCCACATCAGACTGGCGCATCTCGGACTCGGCGGCCTTGATCACGTCCATGTAGTTCTTCATCATCTTCGAGTGCGCCAGCGTGGCTGGATTGCGCTCGATCTCCAGAACCTTCAAGAACGCGATGTCCCTCATGCGCCTGGCCACCGTGCCGGTATTGAGCGACTTCGGTGGACCGGCATACCCCATGACCCAGGGGACGAGGGTCTGCGCCACGTCCGGGCTGACCCGGAGCACGGCGGTGTGGTTGTTGATGTAGGGGCGGTCCTCCATCAGCTCCACCCAGTCGTGCATGGGTAGAAGCATCTTGTTCCAGAAGTAGTGGCCGAAGGCAGCCACACCCTCCACCGTGAGCTGGATCCCATGGTGGTCGTTGAGCCGCTTCACCACCTCTTCGATCCTCAGCGGCGACAGCAAGAGCTGCTCCACGTCAGCACGCAGCTGAGGAGTGGACAAGATCGAGTAGGCCTCTTTCACGTGTGCATTCGGGTACCACAGGTCGTGAATGCCGTGACGTTTCAGGTACGCCTTCGTCTCGGGGTCGTTCACCGGGTCCCATGGATCTGGGAACGGCTCCATCTTGAGCTTCAGACGGTCGATGTAGTTGGAGCTCAGCCCCTCCAACCCGAAATCCTCCAGCATCCGGAGGATGGTGTTGGTCTCATGCTCCTGCTGCGAGAGCAGGAACTTGATGAAGTTCTCGGCTGGGCTTCGAGTGACCATCCGTTACGCCTGCGGGACGGTACCCAGGGTTTTCAGCCCCTCCACCACCTTGTCAAGGTGGACGAGCGACTTCTGGATCGCCCCCTGTTCCACCGAACTCATGCCCAAGCGGCTGAACAGGAGCAGCTCGGACAGCTTCTTGATCACGTCCTCGAACTCAGGCGCGTAGCTGGCGAAGATCGAGATGTTCTCCGGGTTGAGGACCCCCAGGCTGAGGATCTTGTCCACCGCCGTCGGGTCCTCGAGCGGCGCCGCCTCCTTCAGCAGGCCCGCCCGGAGGTCGGGCAACGCACCCAGCTTCTCGGCGGCCGCTTTCTTGGCCGCCGCGTACTTGTCCTTGAAGGGATGCACCTCCCGCGCTCGGAACCAGGTCTCGTACCTGCCCTTACGGCGGAGGTTGGCGAAGGCCGTCTTCGCCATCTCCGGCTCCTGCCCCAGGATGGTGGCCAGGAACACCGCGTCGTCCAGCGGGAGGAACTGGGTCTCCATCACACCCGCCAGCTTGTCGATCTCCTTCCCCTCGAAGCTGAAGCACTGGCCGTCCGTGATGACGCGCACTGCGTTGGTGCTCAGGGCCATCGCCTCAGCCGTCTTGGTGAACTCGTCCGGACTGGATGCCAGGTCCACCATGTTCTCGAGCGGCAGCCAGCCACACTCCATGGGGATGCCCACCCGGCCCGGGCCGATCGGCGAGGCGGTCTTGAGCCCCTCCACCTTCACGATGTCGAGAGACTCGCCGAGATGTGTCTCGGCGATGTAGGACTTGCCCTGCGGCGTCTCCGCCTGGGACTTGATGGTGACCGGGATGAAGGCCACGGCGCCCTGCGGGGTGGCATGGTAGAAGCAGCCCTCTCCCATCGGCTCCGCGTCCAGCACATCGGTCTGCCTGGCGAGTGGGACACCAGCGATGTTCTCCTGCTGCGCGGACTCGCTGCCGTTGGAGAAGACCGCCATCGGCAGGACCTCACCCGAGAAGTCCATCACCCTGGGGAAGACCCAGCCCACCAGCTCCCGGTTGTCGCCTGCGGTCCGGACCTTGTAGAGACCGAACTCGGTGACCACCGTGATGGTCAGGTCCTCCAGAGTGTCCTTGGCTGCCGTCTGGGTGGTGATCGTGGTGGTACCGTCCGACTCCACCTTGGACACCAGGTCCCCGCCCAGGGCGCCGACCGCCGCCGGCCGGTCCACATCTGTGGAGTCCGGGATGAGAGCGTTCTCGTTGGCGGTCTTGATCCTGAAACCCCCGTCGATCTTCTGGACCTGGATGACCGTTGGCTTGATGCTGCTGGCGATCTTCTCCAGGTAGGTCTGGGGGTGGAGCTGGGCCGCCTCGACCTGGGCCAGCTTGGCCATCACGTTGAAGGTCGCGGGATTGCTGAAGATGGCGGTGCGGAGAGACGGGTCCCGGTTGAGCTGGGCCGTCATCTCTGCCACATGCGCCTTCTTGATCGTGGGCAGGATGGCGTCGATCAAGAACTCGGGCTTGGCTGCCGAGGTCCTGGTCATGCCGGAGCCCTGCGCGCCGGCGTCCGCGATGAGTGGGCCACGTGCACCACCGTACTGCCGGTGGGGTGGGTAGAGCTGGTCGATCATGCTCATGTCCCCCGGCGTCTTCCGGATCGCCTCGAAGAGGTTGGGGCGGAAGAGGGCGGCGCGCAGCCTGGTCTCGGTCAAGGGCTCCGCCTGGCCGTTGTGCATCAGCAGGTCGAGCGGGGACAGCTTCCCGTCCTTGATGATCACCGGGACGATCACCTTATCGGACCCCTTCATCTCCGCCGGGGTGGCATCGTCCCGGGGGTTGATGGCCAGCTTGTTGATCAGATCAACCCTGCCCCGGGCGTACCGGCGGTCGGGGTCGATGTCGTCCAGCACCACCTTCGGCATGTAGTCGCTGGTGTAGGGCGCCTGCCGGTAGAGCTGGTCCAAGATCTGCTGGGGCCAGGTGTTCGGGTCCTCCGACATCCGAGCCTCGAGTCCGAGCTTCTCAAACGTCAGATTCTTATCGAGAAAGAGGTCCATGGGTCTCTCCTACTGATTCACAAGAACTGTCTTGCTGACCAGGTCCTTCGTCTGGGCCGCTGTCACAGGCGGCAGAGTGGGCAAGGACGGCGGACCCGGTGCGGGATCAGGTAGCGCCTTGACCAGGTGCGTGTGTGACGCCAGCCACGCCACCAATTTTAGTCCAAGAACCGCTGGCTCGGAAGCAGCTTCGCTCCCCAACTTCAGCAGAGCCGCGGTGATACTCTTCGGTCCGGTCCAGGTCTCCCTGCTTATCGTCCCCTGGATCTCATGGGTTGCCGTGAGGACAGTCTTCTGGCTCAGGGCTGTGACTTCCTGCGCACCCGTCACCTTGACCGTCTGTTTGCCCTTGATTGTCAGCGTGTGATCGCCGTCGATCTCCTCCGTGCAGTCGCCGCCCTGCATCCGGTAGGTGTTGCCCTCTTTGTCCAGGCGGATCACATACTTGGGCTTGCCAGACACGCTCCCGCTGTCCGCGTCGATCTTCTCCGGGGCGATCGTCACCTCGATGAAGGTGGTGTCCCCACCGGGAGGCTTGGTTGCGTCCTCCAGGCTTCCGACGCTCACCTTGACCGAGGCCTTCTTGTCCTGGGCATGTTCCCTGGCGATGAGGTGCAGCTCCGTAGGGGCGTCTCCAGAGGGGTTGTTCTCGTCCCTGAGCACCTGCCAGCTCAGGGTGCCGGCCGCGGTGTTGAGCTCGTAGTTCTCACAGAAGTCACGGATGTAGTTGAGCAGTGGGATGTAGGCCCGCTGGCAGATCTGGGTGGAACCCAGCTGCAGCACACCACCACGCTTGAGCACCACGAAGTTCTCATCCCTCCCCTGCCAGAGCATGTCCCCCGGGTTGAGGATGGGACGACCACCCCGGAAGCTGGCGTCTGTGGGGTTGGTGGAGACAGCAGTAGACCCGCCGGCGTTGCTGGTATTGCTGGCCGGCAGATCTTCCTCCGTCTCCACGCCAGGGTCCTTGAGCTTATCCTCCAGGTACTTGTCGACGTCGGCGCCCTCCATCTCCGGGCCACAGAGGAATCCCATGATGAACGGTGGATCTCCGTCCGAGGGCATGCACATCGTGCAGATTGCACCCACCTCCGGGATGCAGGTGAAGCCCTCCCCGTTGTTGAAGTGCAGGTAGGGCGTCATGATCTGGAGGTCGGGGATCTGCTTGCCGCTGTACTGTGATACCCAGTCGGCGGTGAGATTGCGGACGTTGACGTTGGCGATGACGCCCGTCTCGATGATGGCCGGCTTGTTGCCGGGCCCATCTGATGGGGAGTTCTGGAACATCTAGTACTGCTGCTGCCTGCGTCGATCTCTGCCGAGGGTCGCCTTGTAGGCACCGTACCCGGCCAGCCCGGTCAGACCGGCGGCCGCACCCATGCGGCCGTAGGGGGACTTGGCGATCTGCTTGATGCTGCCCCATGTACCGCCCCCATCACGCTGCCCGCGGGCCCACAGCTTCTTGAGGATATCGCCGTGTTGGCCAAGAGACCTCTTGCCCACGGTCCCCAGGCTCTTGAAACCACTGGCCAGGAAGCTGCCGATGCCAGCTTCCTTCTGGATGGTCTCCATCTCATCGGCGAACGCCTTCATAGTCTGCTCGTTCATGTCAGTACTCCCCGGGCTTGGCGCCCCGACCTATCTCCGCCCCGTACACAACGGGTGGGATTGGGTGTTTGCCGTGCAACTTGGTAGTAAATCCCTGCTGGGCAGCGTCAATCACCGTCTGCCCGATCCGCTGGTGGTTCATGCGGGCGATCCAGTCCTCCTGCATGTCCAGCGGCAGCATGTTGACTCCCTTCAGAACAGGCCGATGCACGATCGGCTTCTTCCCATTGCCCTTCCGGTTCAGATTAGCAACATGAGAGGTCGGTGCGAAGTCTCCCCGGATGAAATCCTTGTGATCACCAGGATCTTCCACCTTGGTGAGGTTCGTCAAGGCCTTGACCACCACCTCGGAGTTCCGTCGACGGATACCGTGCGGGGAGTAGATCTTGTGGAGCTCACCGGTGATGTACCCCTGCACCGGCTCCACCCCCGTCAGGGGCAGCATCTCGTGTGGGTTCACGGGACCGCCAGAGATGGCTGCCCCCCTCTTCACCTCCATCCCCCTGCGGAGCTGACGTCCAGCCATCGTTGGGACCCCACGATTCTGTGGGACATAGTGCCGCTTACCCCCGATGAAGACGTTGTGCCCACCGGCTGGATCCTTCTGGACCTTGTCCACCTTGCCACCCACTGTACTGAGGGTAGCAGCACCGCGCAACGTCTTCGGGAACAGGAGGAGGTTCTTCAGCCGACCGAACTCGTCGACGATCTCCTCCTTGCTGGCCGCCGTGCCGCCCGTGTGGAATGCCTTCATCGCCAGCTGAGCAGACCTCTCGCCCAGGGCCTGGCCGGCCAGCACACCGACGTTCAGCCCCTTCTCCGGGGGCTTGCCGTCCTCCGTCAGGCCGAAGCACTTCTTGCATAGACCCGGCCCGTGCTGGCAGCGGAGCGGTGAACGCACCAGTACCCGACCCACCTTGTTGTTTCGCAGGGAAGTCCGGACCTCGGGAGTCACCAGCGTGCCCGCCTTGAAAGTCTTCCTCCCAACCTTGGTGTCCGCTGCCAGATAACGATCTAGCACGTCCTTCTCATCGATCGGCAGAGCGATGCCCTTGTCCGTGCCACAGTCGTCATCGATGATAGAGTTATCCATCACCGAGTTCATCACCATCTTGGAGATGTAGCCCGGCTCCTGGACCTGCTGGACCTTCTGGATGATGCCCTTGCGAGCACCGCTCATGGACGTCCAGTAGTCCGCCAGGTCAAGCCCCTCGGAGTAGGACTTCTTGACCGGGGTGGGGATCGTCTCCCCCTTGGCGTTGGAGATGAGCATCGGAGCCAAGCGAATCTGCCTGAGCTGATCGGTGCCCGGCTTGATGCCGGCGTTGTTCATGACCAGCAGATTGCTCTTCCGCTCATCCGACGCCCTCATCTTGGCATGCAGCTCGTCCGTCGCCTTGGCGTAGATCTGAACGGCCTTGGCCTCCCTCTGCTCCTTGGTCCCCTGGAGTGCCGCCACTTGCCTATCGGCCTTGGCCAACACCTGCTGGCGTAGCGCCTTGTCTGGCTTGATATCATCCAGTCCCAGAGTGAACGCCGTGTCGGTGGACCACTTGTTCCCCAAATCCTTCAGCTTGTTGACCACCTCGCCGTAGTCGTTGCGGTGATTCTTGGCCAAGTCGGACAAGAGCTGCTGCTGCCCCTTCTTGTCCAGCGGACCCGATCGTTTGAGGAAGTTCTTCCGCATCTCCGATGGCAGGGCTCCGGCGATCATGAACTTGCCAGTGGTGTTGGACAGACCACCGACCTTGATCTGATCATTCAAGTTCACCTGCCCCTTACGGACAGCCGACTCCACCTCCTTCATAGTCTTGAAGCTCTTGCTGGTCTTGGCACCCGGGCGAGTCAGACCATAGAGGCCAAGCTGCGTCTCCAGCGTGGGGGCATACATCAGGCTCCCGGTGGCCGGATTGAAGAGGTTGCGAGAGGGGGCCATCTTCTTCGCCTCCTCCACGGCCTCGTTGCCTACCGGGACGAAGGCAGCCATGGTGTCACCGTCGAAATCAGCGTTGAAGCCGGAGGTCACCAGCGGGTGGATCTGAACGGCCTTGCCACTCACGATACGCGGCTTGAAGGACTGGATCCCATACTTGTGTAGCACGGGATCGCGCTTCAGGAGAACAGGGCGCTGCTCCACCACCCGCTCGAGCGCCTTGTTCACCATCTGTCCGCCCTCGCTGATCTGCTTCTGAGCCTCCAGCGGGGAGACACCTGTGAGGTTCCGCAATTCGCGAACGACGAACGGCTTGTAGAGCTCGAGCGCAGCCTTGCGGGGCAGGCCCACCTCATCCAGGCCCAACGCCGGCTCCGGGATGATGGTGGACCTCATCGAGAGGTCCTGCTTCCGCTGGACCAACTTGCTCTGGAAGAACCCTGTCTTGGGCTGACCAACCTTCTTTCCGGTGCCACGGCCCTGCACCTTCTCCGGGCGCTTCCCACCCAGGATGTCCAGGACCCCACGGAACTCCCGGTTGGCATGACCACCCAGGCCAGTGAGAGACCTCAGGCCATCGTAGATCTCCGACCGGACCTCGTTCTTCTCCTCGTCCGGCAGCAGGGGTGACATGGTCTTCAACCTCCCGGCCGACAGGGCGATGCCCTTGTACATGCCGTTGAGGTCGTCGAAGTTCAGATCGCCGTTCGGGAGCTGGGACACCGGACGCATCGAGGGTGGCAGCACCGGGACGTTCTTCATCATGTAGGCGTCCTTGGCCGTCAGCCCCGCGTTCTTCAGCGCGGACAGGTACTTCACCTTCTTGTTGGCCCGGTCCAGGCGGTTGCCCTTCAGGCCAGGAGAGGCCAGAGCCTTCTTCGCGCTGGCCAGCTCCTTGTCCACGTCGATCTTCCCAAGCATAGCGTCGAACGCCTTGCCGCCAGTGAGACCCTTCTCCGTGTCGGACGTGAAGCCGCCGGTCTTGGGATCGTATGCCCTCTTCCCAGCGATGATGTCGCCGAACTGCTTGCCGGTGATGCCGGTCAGAGACTGGATCGACTTCTCGAACAGTGGATTGGGGAACGGCTCGGGGAGCTTCATGTGGCTCCACTTCGTCCCCTCGACGCCGCCCGTCACCTGGGGATCGAACAGTCCGCCTTTCTCCGCCTTCAGGTCCTTGGCACGCACCATCTTGCCCCCATCCTTGATGGCACCGCTGCTCATCTCCTCCACCTGCTTGTCGGTGAAGGGCACGAGCTGGAGGTTGTTGCCCTCCTTCTTCGCGTTCACTCCCAGGGCCTTCAGGTAGGAGGTGAACTTGTTGTAGGCGAACGTCGGCCTGGGTGCGGGGAGAGCCTCACCAGCCTGCAGGGCAGACCAGAACTCGTCGTTCTGGGCAGCGTCACTCTTGAGCGTCTGCATCTCCCGCAAGTTGTGTGTGGCCCCGTGGGCCAGCATGGAGTAGAGGCCCAGGGTACCCAAAGCCTGAGCACCGTGCGGCCCACCACCCTTCGGAACCATGTTCCGATCGTAGGCGTAGCCGGGTCCTCCAGCACGGGCCACCATCTTCTTCTCAACCTGGTGCTTCAGCTTGATGACATGCTGAGGACCGACCAGAACATCTCCCAACTTCCGACCAGACACGGGATCGAACACCTCCTCCTTGTCCTTAATCCCATGCTTCTTCAGGTCGGAGGACACCTTGGCGTGGAGGTCCTCGTTGGGCTGGAAGTTCTTGACGATGTAGGGCTTGCCGGTCTTCTCGGCGATCTTCCCGGCGGCCGTCTCCAGAGTCTGCCCCAGGTTGACCCGGCCCGGCACACCGGTGGGATTCATCAAGACCTCAAGCTTCTTGCCATCCTTGGTCTTGGGCATCTCGTCATCCGGGATGATCTTGGTGACGATGCCCTTGTTCCCGTGTCGACCAGCCAGCTTGTCCCCGATCTCCATCGGCTCGAGTGTCTTGACGTGGACGGCCGTCTGCCTGCCCCGCTTCACCACCTCGGTGACCACACCTGGATGATCGGCCTCCCACTTCACACTGCTGTCCTGGAAGGGCTTGACCAGAGACTTGTGGATCTTGGCCAGCTCCCTATCCTCTGCCCGCTCGGTCCTCTTCTTGAGCGCGGCGATGAGGGTGTCACCTGGCATGATCTGCTGCCCCGGCTTCACTACCCCATCATCGTCCAGCTTACTGGCCTGGTCCTTGGTCATGGCCTCCGGAACATAGGCTTGGAACTTCGCCTTGCTCTGGATGTGGTCCTTGTCCAGAGCCAGCGTCTTCCGGTGCATGTGCTCCGAGGACATACGCTTGGCTGCGCTCTCGCTGATGACCACCCCGTCCTCGAAGTTGTAGCCCTTGTACGGCATGTAGGCCGTCCGGAGGTTCGTCCCCAGGGCCAGAGTACCTCCCTTGGTGAAGTTGGTGTCCGCTATGGACTGGCCCTTCTTCACTCTGTCCCCCTTCTTCACTGTAGGCTCGGAGTGGAGGAACCCCTTGTCCGCATTCAGTGGGAAGTGATCGTAGATCTGGCGCTCATACTTCTTGCCGTCAGCACCCTTGACCACGATGGAGTCCTTCTTCACCTGCACCACCTCTCCATCCACGGGAGCGGTATGCCCGGCGTAGTTCCCCATCACCTGGTCGAACGTCTTGGTCCCGGCCAGGCTCTGGACCAGCGGAGCCTGACGATCCTTCAGGGAGATGGCCTGCTCCATGTGCCGACCGGCCATCGTGCTGCGGTTGGGGTGATCGGCGGCCAGGAAGGGCACCATGTTGGAGGCCATGGAGAACATCTGGATCGGGTCCTTCATCACGTACTGGGCATCCTTCATGGAGCCCTCTGTGATCTCGTTGCCCACCGTGCTCATCCGGACCTTCTTACCTACCGGTACTGGCTTGCCCTTCTCCCACCTCACTTGATCCGGCAAGATCACGTTGGCGTTCATCGCCTTCTCGGGATTGACATCCTCGAGCCTGCCGGTCTTGACGTTGTACATCTTGATCGTGACGTCATGCCCCTGCTTCCTCACACCGATCGGTAGGCGCAACGTCACGCCAGTAGTCTGGCCCTCCGGCGTGTGGATAGGGTCCAAGTATCCGAGGTGGGACGGGTCCACCAGCTTGGCGTCCTCGGTGATCCCGTGGGCGCTCTTGATGCCGCCCTCCCCCGTGATCGTGGTCTTCATCTGACCTGAGATCATCTCCAAGGGGTTGGTCTGTTCCGGGACGTTCGCCAGTGAGTTCTTGGTGTACATCGTCCTGATCGGACGGTTGAAGATGTCCGGGCCCACGATGTCGCGGACGTTCTTCTTCTTGTCCAGCGTGTTCTGGACCCGGCGCATGATGTCACTGGAGCCCTTCTGGATCCGCTCGGCGAAGAAGTCCTCGGTGGCATGCAGCTCCTTGAACATCAGTGCGTCACGGGCATCTGGCTCCGCCTTGCCCTGGGAGACCTGCAGCAGCTTGGTGGACGCATCCATGAGGGCCGGCCCACTGACCTTCTTGTAGCCCTTGCCCAGCGTGATCTTGGTGGTGTCCGGACGCAGCTCGGTCTCCCCAAAGGTGGCGTGCAGGTGCTCGCGCGCCTGGTCCAGGCTCTCCGCCTTCTTGCCGGTGGAGGCCTTGTAGAACTTCATGACCGCCTGCTCGTGGCTCTTCTCGTTGGCACCAGCGATGGGCTTGCCCCACCTCTTCTCGATCTCCTCCTGCGGCATCCCCATCTCCCGCAGGATGGGTTGGAGGGGAATGTTGGATGTGCCGTAGCCCATGGTAAATTGGCGGCTCTTCGGATCGAAGTCCACACTGAAGCCGCGGCCCTTGGCCAGGTTGAAGGAGGACTCCAGCTCGCCGTTGTCCTTGACCCTGGCATAGACCCCGGACTTCAGGCGCCACTGGTTGTCGACCTGGTACTCCTGGCCATCCACGATCTGGGTGTAGCGGCGGGTCGTCTTGGGGAGGTTGAGGAGGCGGAGCTTCTGCTCGTCCATCACCTTCCCAGTCTTGTTATCCTTCAACCTGACCCGCGCCTCGACAGGCACCGCCCAGGTGCGGCTGTGGGTCTTCGCTTTCTTTTGGGACCGGATGTCATCGATGCTCAGATCGTCCTTGATCTGAACACCTTTCAGTTCGAGGGTCTGCTTCTTCCCTACGATCGGGAAGAGCCCTTCGACTGCCTTGCCTACCCGGTCCTTGAGGATCTCAAAACCCTCTTCCGGTGAAAGACGCGCCATTGGGCCATCTCCGTATGTACGTCATGCCTAAGCTACCAGATCAACTGGCGTTGTGGCAACGAAAGAACCGCCGCGTGTTGGTTATAAGGACAGTGTATGAGAACAGGGAACGAAAGTGTTCCCCCAAACAAAGGAGATACGAAGATGTCCGATCCAACTGAGCCGGAGGAGTCTACACTGGATGAGTTCCAAGACCTGATCGATGATCAGGTCAACGGAGAGTCGGACCAGGACGAACAGGACGACCAGGGCTCCAACGACTCCGATGACGGGGATGACGAGTAGTGCTGATTTCGATCTTCGTCCTCTCGTTCGTGGCCGCCTTCTGTGAAGAAGCGGCCGAGGCCCTGCGAGATATCGAGCGGGACCTCTGAGGACGGATGATCGGGGGTAGTGCTACGCACATCCCAGCAACGGAGGTTAGTCATGCACCAGAATGGCTGTTTCAACGTAGACCCCGGTGAGATCTGCGTTCTCTGCGGAGAAGAGTTCGGTCTCGATCGGGAGCTGGTGCTGGTCGAATCCGGAAGCATGGAGCCCATGAAGAAGGATCCGACCTTTGTCAAGTTCGTTCCCGACCACTCGAACGAACAGGACATAGTCGCCATGGAGGAAGCTACCATTCGCCTGTTTCATGCCGACTGTTTCATCGATCGAGTCCGCCGGCGAGAGTGGGGCTCCAACTCACCTCTCGCTTGCGATCTGTGCTGCAAGGAGTTCCTCCACTCCCTGCGGCGCTGGGCATTCCGCCTGCAGATCGGATCGGCGGATTTCGAGTCCGGGATCTTCGTGCCCGAAGATGACCCACGGAACGTGGC